ACAGCACAGGAACTAATGGATTCGCTTAATGTAAGTAGACCTACTGTGCTATATAAATTAAAAGAACGCTTTCCGCATATTAAAATAGGTAACACCTATTTCTGGGAACGAACGCCTGAACTAACAAACTTCGTCCACGCTTGGGAACTAATGCGCGAACGGGGTGAGTAATGCACTATAATATTCCTATTGAACTTCGTATTGCACCGCGTTGGTGTTTTACTGGTAGAGAGTGTGATGACGGTATTGCTAAAGCTCCTCACCACCTTAATGAAGATGGTAAGTTTGAGTTATTAGGTATACACGATTATCATTTATGCTTAACGTTTGACGAATTGGAACCTTTGCTTAAAGAACATCCCGACCGTGGGTTTGGTTTTATATTAGTGGACGGTGATGGTTTTACCTGTGTTGATTTGGACGTTAAAGAAGACAGTCCTGTTGACGCTACAAGACGCCAATATGAATTAATAAAAAGCTTAGACACGTACACTGAAGTTTCACAGAGTGGTGTTGGCATACACATGTGGCTGAAGGGTGAAATTAACGGTGCTATTAAAACTAACGAAATGGAAGTTTATAGTAGAGAGCGTTTTATTATATGTACGGGCAGTGTAATTAAGGATAAAGGCTTAGTTTATGACGAAAGCGTATTAGACTTTTTTAATGCACGTGCTAAAGAGAGCGCTGCGACATTTAACTTTGTTGATACACCACAAACCAAAAGCGACGAGCAGATAATGCAAGAAGCTTTATATAGTGACCACAGTGGTAAACTAAGTTGCTTAATGAGTGGCGATTGGGATACTTATGTACGCATAATGCGCCAACAAGGTGTGGCGGATTTTACCTTTGACGCTAGCCAAGCTGACAGTGCGTTTATGACCATTGTTACTTATTACACACGTAACGTTGAGCAGTGTAAGCGCTTGTGGCGTACCAGTGCGTTGAGTGATGTTACTAAGCGTTACCCCAACGACCCTACACAACAACGTAAGAAAGCTAAGAACCTTGGCACCGATTACAAACTGTTACGCGCTATGGCATACGGTATTCAAAAGAATGATAACGATGCTGTAAGACGTGAGGAGCTTGCTAAAGAGGCACGTATAGCTAATAAGGCTATAATGGAAAAAGCTCAGCTGGTTGCTAAAGGAGCGGTTGAAAGCTTAGAAGGTACGGTTGACCCTGTAGCGGGTGAACTACAATACCCGCCTGGTATGATGGGTGAATTAGCTAGGTACTTTAATTCACAGTCAATTAAACCGATAAAGGATTTTGCTATTGCAGAAGCGCTAGCAGTTGCCGCGGGTTTATTTGGACGCTGTTACAATATCAGCGGTACTGGTTTAAACATGTACCTTATGATGTTAGCACCGTCCGGATCCGGTAAGTCTGCACTAAGTAAGAACCCTGAAAACCTTATGACAATGCTAGAGCGGTCGCATGGTGTTATAGGTGCAAGACAGTTTATTATGTCCAAGCGCTTTACACATGAGAACGCTATGTTCCAAGAGTTTAAAGAACGCTCTATGTTCTGCCAATGCTTGAGTGAGTTTGGTAAGATATTTAAGAACATGGTTAGTGAGAACAATAGCGGTGGCGCACTTGCTACAGTACGTGAATGTATGACAGACATGTACAGTAAGAGCGGTCAGTTTGACGTTGCGGGTGGTTTACGTTATGCCAAAGCTGAAAATTCTGTGGACTTGGGATATCCAGTTGGTTATAGCTTCTTAGGTGAGTCAGTACCTGAACCATTCTTTGAAAGCATTACCCCTGATATGTTTACAGATGGTTTTATGTCACGTTTCTTAATTATGCACTTTGAAGGGGAAGTACCATACGATACTATTTACCAAGGTAAGGAACCGGATCAGCAATTGTTACAACACCTTATTCAAGCTGCCACTGGTTCTGTACGTGCTTGCATGGATATTAATTCAGTACCCGTTACACAGGTGGGAATGGATGCTTATGCTGGTAAGTGGTTTGCTGACTTTTCCAGAGAGTGTACTGACAAAGTAAACGAACACGCCAACGCGCCTGTTATAGCGTCATTGTGGACACGTGCAAACCTTAAAGTGTTAAAGCTTGCTGCACTACTAGCGACAATGGATTGCCCGTCACAGCCTATTATAAACCGTACACACGTTGACTGGGCTTACGACTTTGTAATGCGACACAACTACATAGTATTTACAGCTATGCAGAAGGGTTTAATGGCTAACGCTAGTGAAACTGAAACACTTGAAACATTACGTGAACTTATGCTTAGCTTTTACACCTATAAAGGTAAGCTTTCAACGTACCATCCGAAAGGTGAAGAAATGCGTAAGAATGGCCACATACCGTGGGGTTATATCCAACGCTTAGGCGCTAGACGCGCGTGTTTCAAAGGTAGCTTATATAAGAAGCCTACACAGCTAATACGCGAAGGGTTAGAAGAGCTTAAACGTGCGGGTGTTGTTGCACAGTTATCTAGACAGGAATGTGCGGATAAGTACAAAACAAGTGCGGATGTGTTCCAGCTAATTAGTTGATAATAATCTAGTAGAACTGTAGGGTTGGTAATATGCTAACCCTACACATTTAAACAAGGGGCTTTTATGTCTAATAACGTAGTAACTACATTACAGTTCGCAAAGGAAACGAAAGGAACTGTAGTATTTAAGAACGATGCGCCTAATGCGCCCGTTCCATCTTTGTACATTAAGAAGGGTACTTTTGAAACAGTACCTAGTGAAATTAAACTAACCATCGAGGCACAGTAATGAGCTTAACACATAACATTCCATTGGTAGCTAAATGGGCTAATGACCGTAACCTAATCAAAGGTTCTACACCTAAAGACCAATTCTTAAAGCACGTTGAAGAAGGTGGTGAGGTGTTTGAAGGTATTTTGGCGCGTGACAAAGACTTGGTAGTTGACGCAATCGGTGATACCTGTGTGGTCATTACCATTATTCTATTGCAGCTAAACCGTGAACCGACTTACTACATTACAGGGTCTCAGGTTGCAACTAAGGTTAAAGAGTATGATAACTTTGACCAAGCTGTTAGAAGCTTTGAAGCTGGTCGGACTGCTATGTTGTTTGGGCAGTTCCAAGGTGAGCTTGCACGTGCGCTCGCTAAGGGGCAAGACCCGCTTGAACGTATAGTACGTGTTGTAAATATATTGAAAGTGCTTTGTAAGTTGCTGTGCATTGATTTTAGCGAGTGCTATCGCTTAGCGTACAAAGAAATTAAAGACCGTAAAGGTAAAATGATAGACGGTGTGTTTGTTAAGGAGGAAGTATAGTGAGCGCTTTCAATAAAGACTTAACGATTGATCAAAAGATACTAGAGTGGAGCGGTAACGCTACCGCACTAACTAAGCTTAAGAAGATAGAAATGGACCAGCGTAAAGAGTTGAGCGCTGAGCTGTTTCCAGATCCTAAAGTTGGTACGCAGCACCATGAACTTGGCGGTGGCTATAAAGTAACGTTTGTCCATAAAATGGATACGAAGTTAGACGCGGCTGCATATGCGCTTATTCAACCTGAGCTTGAGAAGTTGGGTGACCATGCAAAAGATGAATTATCCAACGCTGTTACTTTCAAACCTAGTCTTGTTATGAAAGGTTATGAAAGCTTATCTGAAGATGTTAAAGAGTTGTTTGACGAAGCTATTACAGTTAAACCTGCATCTCCAGCTATGAAGCTTGTCGTTCCTAAACCGGATTAGGCTTTTTAGTTCATCTAGTATTGAACGTTCAACCTGTTAATATAGTTACAACTTAAACGGGGTTAGGAACTAACCCCAATAACATCCAAAAGGATAAGATATTTATGAAAACACAAATTACTAATTTAATTGCAGCGCTATCAACTACCCTTACGACAGTTGGTATCCAGTTTAAAGATGCTAACGGTTTACCGTTCGGTCGTACTTACACTTACAAAACAGACCTTGAATTAAAGGTAGGTGATGAAGTGGTTGTTGACGCACCGTCTACAGGTTTAACGGTTGTTGTGGTTAGTGAAGTTCATACACTTGCTGACATTGACGCTAACGCTGCATATAAGTATAAGTGGGTAGTGACAAAAGTTGACCTTGATGCGCATGAAGAACGTCTTGCTAAAGAAGACGAATTGGCTGAAGAGTTTGCTAAAATTCAGCAAAAAGTTACCCGTATGCGTAAGATTAAAGAGCTTAAAGAAGCTCTTGGGTTTAGCGAAGACCAAGAGTGCGAGGAACTAAGCGCACTTCTAGCTAAAATTAACGCGCAATAATTTTCACAATAGGGTAATATTATTACCCTATTAACAAGGAGCAACCCGATGCAGTTCCCACACATATTATTAGCCATTTCGCTAATTGCACTTGTTATCGGGCTCTTTTCTAAGAAAGGTACTGAAGCTGACCGGTTAGGTGAATCAGCATTCATTCTTTTAATTTATAGCGGATTGGTGAAAGGTTTCCATATGCTATATACATTTTTAGTAGGGTCATAACAATGGCGATTAACTTAGTAAGCGCTGATAGCTTAGCAGCTAATAACGGTGTTAAGATTGTATTGTACGGACGTTCTGGTATGGGTAAAACCATGCTATCTTGTACAATGCCTAACCCGATTATTCTAAGCGCGGAATCTGGTATGCTTTCACTGAAGCGTGAAAACATTGAGCGCGTGTGGGGTGTTAACACTCCAGGCATTACGTATGATATACCAGTAATTCAAATTAACACGGTGCAAGATCTTGTGGATGCGGAAGTTTACTTACGTACTGACCCGCAAGGTATGCAATTCAACCCCGTACTTGACTCAGCTACAGAGATAGCAGAGCAGGTGCTAACAAATGCTAAAAAGCAGGTTAAGGATCCACGCCAAGCGTATGGTGAGTTAATTGAAAAAATGACTACTACCATTAAAGCTTTCCGTGACCTTCCAGGCCGACATGTACTGCTTAACTTTAAAGAAGAACGTAGTAAGGATGAAGGTACTGGTTTAACACTTGCTGGACCTAGTTTGCCGGGCCAGAAAATGGGTCCTGCGACACCTTATTTAACGGATGAAGTATTTCAAATTGCAATCGGTAAAAACCCCGATAATTCTACATACCGTTATTTACGTACTCAGCCTGATTTCAGTGCTGATGCAAAAGACCGCTCAGGTGCGTTGGATGAAATAGAATTTCCACACATCGGGCAAATCATTAATAAAATTATGGGCACTTCTGCCCAACAATCTAACTAATAGGAAAATTAGAAATGACGGGTCGCATTAATGATTTAACTGACCAGCGTTTTGGACATTTAGTTGTTATTAAACGTGGTGAAAAGGTACACCGCGGAGCTAAAGGCTGGATTGTTAAATGTGATTGTGGCAACGTTGTTGATAAAGATAGCAGGGATGTTAAGAGCGGTAAATTTTGTTCGCGTAGCTGTGTTTTAAAAAAGACAAACTTGAAACACGGTCATGCAGTAAACAATACATTAAATTCAGGCACTTACAGGTCTTGGTTGGCAATGCGAGCTAGATGTTTAAATGTTAACGACTCTAGGTTTTCAGACTATGGTGGCCGAGGAATTAAGATTTGTAAGCGTTGGGATAACTTTTTAAACTTTTATGCTGACATGGGCGACAGACCTAAAGGTTATTCAATTGACCGTATTCAAGTTAATGGTGATTATGAACCTGAAAATTGCAAATGGTCTACAGCTAGTGAACAGCGAAACAACCAACGTAAATTAACTAACTAAGTAGGAAATAAAAATGTCACAATTAAATTTTAACGCGCAAGACGTAGCACCTCAACAAGCTTTTGAAAACCTGACGCCAGGCTGGTACACAGCACAGATTGTTGAATCTGAGCTTAAGCCAACACAAGCTGGTACAGGTTCTTATTTGGAGCTAACGATTGAAGTTGTTGCACCTGCACAGTTCGCAGGGCGTAAATTATGGGATCGTTTGAACATTAACAACCCTAACGAAAAAGCGGTTGAAATTGCTTACCAAACGCTTTCAGCAATCTGTCACGCGACAGGTGTTATCCAAGTGCAAGACAGCCAGCAACTACATAGCATTCCAATGGATGTTAAAGTTGGTATGTCTAAAGTAACTGAAGACTACCCTGAACCTCGTAACGAAATTAAAGGCTACCGTCAATCACAAGGCGGTGGAGCTGGTATGGCTGCACCACAACAGCAAATGCAACAACCTGCACAGCAAATGCAACAACCTGCACAGCAGCAACCACAGCAGCAACAAACAACGCAGTGGCAACAACCACCTGCACAGCAAGCTCAACAACAACCTGCACAACAGCAGCAAGTAGCACAGCAACAACCAGCTCAGCAAGCTGCATGGCAAAACCAGCAAGTTGACCCTAATGCGCAACAACCAGCGCAACAGCAGCAAGTTCAGCAACAAGCTCAACAAGCTGCACCGGATATGCAAATCCAGCAACAGCAGACTGATCCTAATGCACAAGCCGCAGCACAAAGCGGCAAAGCGCCTTGGCAAGCTCAGTAAGCTTATTTTCCAATAACAAAAGGGTCTTAGTTGACCCTTTTTTTACACCTTAAGAAATTATCAACTATTGGAAAGAACATTATGCAAATAGCAACTAAAACAATGGAAGCACTAACCCAAGCTCTAGAAGCTGATAAGTGTGCCCAGTTCCGACAAAACTTAAAAGTGTTACTTCCTAAAATGGAAGACGCTTATCGCGGTGAAGAAACACCATTTAGAAGTCACCAAGGTGCATCAGGTTTAGGGCGCAAATGTGGGCGTGAAGTACAACTTGGATGGAAGTGGGCAACCAAACCCAACTTTCCTGAACGTGTGTTGCGCTTGTTTAATCGTGGTCACTTAGAGGAAGCGCGATTCCTTGCTATGCTGCAATGTTTACCGAATGTTAAGCTATGGTTCGAAACGGATGACGGCGGGCAGTTTAAGTTTAATGATTTCGGTGGGCACTACGGTAGCGCATTGGACGGTATCATGCTTGGCTGTCCTGACTTACCTGAAGGGGCTCCATGTTACACTGAATTTAAGACCGCTAGTGACAAGAAGTTTAAAGAGTTTGTTAAGGACGGTTGTGAGAAGTGGAATCAAGCTTACTTTGTACAGTGCCAGCAGTGTATGCACTATTACAAACTCCCTTATACTTTGTTCATGGTAGTTAATAAAAATACGGATGATATTTATGCGGAAATCATACCTTACGAAGAGCCTAATGCGCTCCGTTACAAACAAAGAGCAGAGCAAATTATTTTCACAACTGACCCACTCCCAAGAATTAGCAATCAGTCAACATTTTGGGAATGCAAGTTTTGTGACCACAAGAAGGTCTGCTTCGGTAAGCAATGCCCAGAAATCAATTGTAGAACCTGCGCTCATTGGTCGCCAAAAAGAGACGGTGGATACCATTGCGCACAAGGAAACAGTGATTTCGCTAATGATAAACACAGCAGCTTCAGCGGGTGTGAAAAACACGTTTATGACCCAACATTGCTACCTCAATATTCCTTCATGGGCGGAAACCACGAAAGCAACTATACAGTTCTGCGAACCACAAAAGGCACTGAGTTTAAGCAAGGACCCGAACACGTTACTTCAGCCCAACTTAAAGAAGGGTTTAATCCAGATAAGGGTAAGTGATGAAACCTAGAGACTATCAAGAATATGCTGTAACGTCTATTATTGAATACTTCTCTAAAGGCAACGCGGGTGACCCCGTTGTTGCCATGCCTACGGGTACGGGTAAGAGTTTAGTGATAGCGGAGTTTGTTAAGCGTGTATGTACCACGTGGCCTGGACAGCGAATTATAATGCTTACGCACGTTAAGGAGCTTATAGAGCAGAACTATGACAAGATAATGACAATATGGCCTACAGCACCCGCAGGCATATACTCAGCAGGTGTAGGACGTAAGGAAACACAATTCCCCATAACTTACGCAGGTATTCAGTCTATCCACAGGGTAGCTGAGCAGTTCCAGCACGTGGATCTTATAATGGTGGATGAATGTCACTTAATACCTAAAAAGTCCAACACAATGTACCGCAAGTTTATTAACTTTCTACGTAAGGTAAACCCACAGCTTAAGGTTATCGGTTTGACTGCTACGCCTTACCGCGTTGGTATGGGTATGATAACAGATGAAGATGGTTTGTTTACGGATATATGTTGTGACATGTGTGAACTGGAAGCTTTTAACTGGTTCTTTGATCAAGGGTACTTAGCGACCCTAGTTCCTAAAGCTACAGACACGCAAATAGACCTGACGGGTGTTGGTACACAACAAGGTGATTACAAGCAAGGTGACTTACAAGACGCTACAGACCAAGAATACATTACTAAGGCAGCAGTTGATGAAATGGTTACGTATGCTGAAAGGGAGAACCGGAAGCACTGGTTGATATTTGGTACAGGTATTGAACACGTTGAGCATATAGTAACGGAGCTAAATGAACGCGGGGTAAGTGCCACCTCAGTGCATAGCAAAATGAGCAGTGATGAACGTGATGCTAACATTAAAGCGTTTATGGACGGTGAAGTTACTGCGCTTGTTAATAACGGTATATTGACCACAGGGTTTGACGCACCCTTTGTGGACATGCTCGGTATATTACGTGCAACCAAGTCTCCTGGCTTATGGGTGCAAATATTGGGTCGTGGTACACGTCCGTTCTTTGCTGAAGGTTACGATCTTACAACGCAGCAGGGGCGCCTAGACGCTATTGCGTACAGTGAAAAGCCTAATTGCTTAGTGTTGGACTTTGCGGGTAATACAAAGCGACTGGGGCCCATTAATGACCCTGTGTTACCTAAAGCAAAAGGGAAGGGCGGTGGTGAAGCACCTGTACGTGAATGTGAACGCTGCCAAACTATGTTCCACGCAAGCTTACAAGTGTGTCCAGAATGTGGAATGGAATACCCGCCTGAAATAAAATTTAAAGCTAAGGCAGCAAGCGACCAGCTCATTGCCAAAAAGAAAAAGGATGACAGTCCTATTGTGGAGGTGTTCAAAGTTGACCTGTTAACCTATAATATGCGAGCGGGTCGTATGGGTAAGCCAGGTTATATCGAAGTTACTTACCAATGCGGTTTAAGACGCTTTAAACAGCCTTTATGCTTAGAACACAGTGGGTACGCATTTAAGAAAGCATGTGATTGGTGGCGTAAAGCAACAGGGGTTCAGGATAAAGTACCTCACACGCTTGACGAAGCTATTGAGCGCTGGGCGGAATGTGAAACACCTAAGAACCTACGCGTATGGACTAACCGCAAACCATACCCTGAAATCATGTTAGTTGACTACACTGGAGAATTAGATGAAGACGCAAGTAAGCCAAAAATTGAAGCTTAGAGAAGCGCGTAAGGTTGCACAGGCAGATATGAGCTTGGCAGGTATAATAAGTACCTGTGCAAACTGCGAGCACGTTGACACTACAAATAACGTGTGTAAAAAGTACGGACAAACACCGCCAATAAGTGTGGTCAGTACGGGTTGCTCAGAATGGGAATTAGAATTACCTTTCTAAACCTATGTAAAATAAGCGTTTTTACATCTAATTTGAATTATTTTTAAAAAAGATGTAAAAAACGCTTGTACAATGTATCAAGGATCCGTATATTTACTACTCAAGCAACAACGCTACTTACTTAATTACGGGAACTAACGCTATGTTAAAAACTTACTCAAATAAATCAAACGCACGTCGCGCAGCTCGCAAGCAATTTGAAAACGATGACCAGTTCACACTAATTCAAGATGCTGCTGGTAAGTGGACGTTCATTGAAGCGGAAGTTGAAGCTGAAGTACAATCAATTGAAGAGCCAGTTGTTGGAACTTACACACACTGCCCACATTGTAATACGCACCTTTCTAACGGTGTTAGCGATTACGAAACGCAGCAACAAATCTGCAAGCAACACCGCTCACAAGTTCCTGCAATTAGTAAGGAATGGATCTGCTTGGCTTGTAGTGAAGAATTTGGTGAAACTGTTAAAATTAGCTCAGCTAAACCAGTTAACACTAAGAAAGCAAACGTTACAGGTAAAGGTCTTAAAATTCAAAAAGACCGTGAAGAACGCAACGGTATTAAACGTCCTAGCGAAGGTGGTAAATGTGCTGCGGTTTGGAACAAATGTGACGAACTATACGAAGCGACTGGTATGGTTCCCACACCTAAAGCGCTTAAAGGTTGGGCAGAAGAGCATTCACACAACTTTAACAACGCTTCAATTGAACTTTACCGCTGGAGAAACTTCATGGGATTTAAAGGGAGATAGTATATGATGCTTCTATTGGACTTGGACAACTTAAAACTTCTTAAAGTTGTCCCAAGTGAAAAGCAAGCTTTCTACTGGGCGGATATCCTACTTCCGTCCGGTAGTTATTACGTGAACGACTTTACAATGAGCACCCTAAGAGGTTTTAGCGTTTGGGAGCTTGGTGAAATTTACAAGCAAACTTCAGGTAAAGACATTCCACCAAAATGTGACACGGTTGATATGTTATGTGGTTTAATTCTAAACCTTAAAGACCAGCTATTAGATGAAACCGAATGCGTGTCCCTGTATGCGACTTTAAAGCGCGAACCGAGCTTACCGAGCGTAAGTGTAATGCCGCGTGAAAAAGTGGCTAAGGTTAGCACAACGCGACCAGCTAGCGGCAATAGTGGGGAGCGTACCAAAAACAGCGGCCAGCGGGAAATTATTTTCGAAGCTGCTGAACAAAAATGGGAAAGTATGGGTAAACCTACAGACCTATCCGTAATACGTAAAATGCGTATCGAACTCATGAACGAACTAGAAGCTTTAGGCGTTAAGCGTACCACCGCCAGCACCACTTTAGGGGCTTGGCAGAAAGCACAACCTAGTATCGGATAAGACGTTAATTTGGGGTGTTTACAAGACCGCACTGGTTCTGTAAAGTTGCACCCTAACTTACTTATTTTAACTCGTTAATAGGAAATCACAATGAATACTGAAAAAGAAAACACAGCAGCAACTGAAACTAAAGCGCCAGCAAAAGAAGCGCCAAAACGTATTTCACAAAATAACGTAACGCGTCCACTTTCGGGCACCCTTTGCGGTCAAGCTTGGGACTTAGCTGACAAAATGTCTGAAGCTAAAGGTTCACCAGTTGCAGTAGCGGATCTGTTAGTTGAAACAGACAAAATCGGCTTAAACCCGTCAAACGTTAAAGCTGAATATAGCCGCTGGAGAAAGTTCCACGGTATTGAAGGTCGTATCCAATCTGAAGCAGCACTTGCTAAGATTGCTGAACGTGAAGCTGCTAAAGAAGCTAAAAAAGCTGAAAAAGAAGCTAAGCGTAAAGAGCGCGAAGAAGCTAAAGCAGCTAAAGCTGCTAAAGCGGCAGAAGAAAAAGCTGCAAAGGAAGCAGAAAAGGAAGCTAAAGCAAAAGCTAAAGCTGAAGAAAAGGCTGCCAAGGAGGAAGAAAAAGCCCGTAAGGAAGCAGAAAAAGCTGCTAAAGCAGCAGACAAAGCAGAAGGTTCTGCTGAATAATAAATAGCATAAACGCTTTCACCCGCACACATCTATGACACTGTGCGGCTTTTTTAACGCTGTAAACCCTTCCAGCATAAAACAGGGCTCCACCAATGAATACCCAAAAACCAGTAAAACCCTTCCATGATCCGCGTGGAAACGTCCTACTACACTCCATCTTTCCAACCATACAAGGTGAAGGCATATTTGCAGGGGAACCAGCAACGTTCGTTCGTTTAGCGGGGTGCAACCTTAAATGTCCAGCTTGTGACACTGAATACACCGACAAATCTGAACTCACAACACCGAAATGGATCTTGCAATATGTTAACGCGGTAACAGCACCGAACAGACTTGTGGTCATTACAGGCGGTGAACCGTTTAGACAAAATACCGATAATTTAGTTACTACGCTTGTGGAAGCTGGTTATCGCGTTCAGTTTGAAACTAACGGTACACTTCCAATCACCTTTGACCCAGGCTTAATACGTACAGGTAAAGTGAGCATTATGTGTTCGCCTAAAGTTGGACGCTTACATAAGGAATTGCAGCCTTACATAAGCGCTTACAAGTACGTTATAGATGCTGACCACATTAACTTAATGGACGGTCTGCCAACGCGTGTGCT